GTCAAATTTTTCTTTGTTATGTTTCGCTAAGAGGGGTTTGCAACAATATTGCATTTATGAAGTATAAAAAAGGGTATTTAGAAATAAGAATTTGCAAGTTTTGTAATAAAAAATTTGAAATAAGTAAATTTCAAATAAGTAAAAAATATTGTTCAAGTGTTTGCTATCAAAAAGCTAACTACCAGATTAAAAAAGATAATCTACCTAAAATAAATAAGAACTGTATTTATTGTAATAATCATTTTATTACGACAAATAAGCGACAAATGTATTGCTCAAATCAATGCCTAAAAAAATATTGCAACAAGAAACGAAGAGAAATATATTATAAAAAAAAGGAGATAAAAAACTGCATTCAATGTGGGGGTGTTTTAAGTAAACATAAAAGTAAATTTTGTTCTAGTAATTGTAAAAAAGAACACTATACGCCATTACATAAAAGGAACTGTATAATATGTAATGGATATTTTGAAACTAGAAGTCATAAATTAACTTGTTCAAACCCTTGCAAAATTAAACATAGGAAAAATATAGGCAGAATAAACGATAAAAGAGCGCATAGAAGGATTAAAAAAAATATTAATTCTAGGATATACCAACATTTAAAATACGGCAAGGAAGGAAAAAGTTTAACTAATTTATTAGGGTATTCAATTAAAGATTTAAAAGAACATTTAGAAAATCAATTTGACGCTTATATGTCATGGGATAATTACGGTTTATATTGGCATATTGACCATATAATTCCTCATTCATTTTTTCGTATTAAGTCAGTTAACGATTATGGTTTTAAATTATGTTGGTCGTTAATCAACTTACAACCACTAGAAGCAAAGGAAAATATTAAGAAAAGAGATAAAATATTTGAATGAACGCGGCAACAAAGAAGATATTTAACCAAGTAAAAGCCAACGTAGAGCGGCTAGGGGTTCACTCCGACATAGATGAACTAGAACTAGAACGGTTAGCGAACGCAATAGAAGTAAACCGACGCGCATTTAAAGAGGTATCAAAACAGGACTTTTCAAAGCTAGACAAAGCCTATACTCAATCTAGTGTATATGTAACCTGGAAGGAAACAACTAATATTATAAAAGACCTATCGGATAAATTCGGTTTAACTCCATACGGTCGCAAACGACTAGGCAAAATGCAGGAATTTCAAAAAGACGAAAACCCACTAGATAAGTACATTTGACAGTAGCAGAAAAATACGCAAACGACGTAATAAATAATAAGGTAGTAACCGGTAACTTAATTAAGTTGGCGGCAAAGCGTTTTAAAAAGAATCTAAAACGAAAAGACATTTATTACGACCGTAAGGTAGCGGAAGATGTAGTAGAGTTTGCTGAAGATGTTTTATGTTTTTGGGAAGGTGATTATAGAGGCGAAAAAGTAAAAATTTATCCATTTCAAGCCTTTATTATTCAAAATATATTTGGGTGGAAAAAAAAAGACGGAACGCGACTAATTAGAACAGCATACGTACAGGTTAGTAGAAAAAACGGTAAAACGACATTGGCGGCGGTCATTAGTTTTATTCATATGATACTAGACAAGGATCCAACGCCGCAAATATTAGTAGGAGCAAATAACGAAGATCAAGCCAAAATATGTACTAATACGATTGGTAAAATGGTAACCGTTAGTCCTGGCTTAAATAAGTTATACCAAAAAGACGCAATACGACTACATCAATATAACGGCAAGTATCGCGGATTGATATATAACTATGGCGGTAAGTTAGCAAGTATAACAGCCATGAGTAAAAACCCCGAAACAAAAGACGGATATAATCCTAGTCTTGGAGTGGTCGATGAATACCACGAAGCTAAAGACGATGCGTTATTAAATGTTATAGCATCTGGACAAGGTGCAAGAAAAGAGCCGTTACTAATTGTTGTAACTACTGCCGGATTTAATAAGCATGGCGTTTGTTATCAGTTGATGCGTAAAACATCGGTAAAGATTTTAAACGATGCGGCAAAAGATGATACGTTTTTTAGTTGCATTTATGAACTAGACGAGAACGACGATTGGCAAGATCCTAGTAATTGGATAAAGTCTAATCCTATGATAACCCATATTGATACATTAGGGCAATATTTAAAAGTGGAACTAAACAAAGCGTTAAATATGGGGTCGACGGTGGAAGTAAATTATAAAACAAAAAACTTGAACTATTGGACAGATACAGCTAACGTATGGATTAGTAACCAAGTATGGATAGCCAACCACGACCCAAAATTAAAAATTTCTGATCTTATAGGGGAAACTTGCTACGGCGGCTTAGACTTAGGACAAACGCGAGATTTAAACGCCATGAATTTACTTTTTCCAGATGTAGGCGTATGGGGTCAAAAGAAACACGCAGTATTACTTAGTTGTTGGTTGCCAGAAGATAACGTAACATATCGTAGCCGTAATTATTCAGCTTTTGTTGAGGCGGGGTATATGAAAACTACACCAGGTAATCATAGCAGTCCTAAAATTATGTTTGAGGACATAAAGGCGGCGGCAGATACATATAATTTAGTTAGGCTACATTATGACAAATATTTAGCAGAGTGGTTAGCGCCAGAAATGGCTGAAGCAGGAATAGAAGTATATCCGATAAGTATGGGCGGTTATAATTTGAGCCAAACAATGAAAGCGATGGAAATAGAAATAAGTGCGGGTAATGTCGAGCATTTTAATAATCCTGTCCACGAATGGAGTTTAGCAAACTGCGAACCAAAGCTAGATCCAAATGGAAATATTAGACCGGATAAAAGTAATCCAGAAAATAAAATAGATCCGACGGTAGCAATGATACTATCATTTGACGCATGGATAAGTAGTAAAGCGGAGCAAAAAATTGAAAGTGATATAATTATATTGCAATGAAAAAAATTAAGGTATTCCAAAAATATTTTGATAAGGAGTTAACAAATGGACACGCAACCAGGTACAGAGCGTTTCAAGCCGCAAACGATAAATTTAAAACTGATAAGGGTATAAATGGCTATTCTAGCTACGATAGTTATTTAAATTGTTTGCGTAAATCAAAAGATAAACTATATTAGCAATCAGAACGGTTTAAAGGTGGTTATTCGTTCTGGTTGTGTAATACCATAGGCGGCCTAGATGGGGATCGTGCCGCCTTTTTTAAATAGTCTCTTCATAATTCATAGTTTATAATTTGTTTAAGGCCGTTACTCGATTGGGTAACGGTTTTTTTTGTTTTTGAAATTATTTCAAAGAATGTAACATAATACGCCGTATTATTGGCGTGTATGGCCAATACAAAACCAGGATTATTACAGATAATCCGTAATTCACTATGGAATCCTAACCACGATTTAAGGAGTCAAAATTACGACTATTTATATCAGCCAGATTTTCTACAGTATAGCGAATCTGGCGAATATGTCACGGAATCACGCGCAAGCCGTATTAGTACGGTATTTAATTGCATTAATGTAATAGCGCAGGACATAGCGCAGACACCTTTAAACGTTTACCAAGATGGTGAACAAGGACGCGAAATAAAGCGCGGTAAAATCAATGATTTACTAGATAAAAAGCCTAATGAGCGCATGAGCGCCTACAGTTGGGCGTATTCTAACGTATACTGTTATTTAGTTTATGGTAGTGCATATAACTACATATTAAGAGATGGTAACGGTCAACCCAAGCAGTTACTACCTATCAATCCGTCAGCAGTTGAGGTATTATGTAAAGGCCATGATGTTTTTTATAAAGTAAATGAGTTAGGTACTGTTTCGGCGCGTGATATGCTACATTATAAGCTATTCACAAAAGATGGAGTAAAAGGTGTTAGCCCAATTATGCACAATGCCGAATTAATGGGTAAACGTTTAAAAGAGCAAAAATTTTCAAGTCGTACACTAGGCGCAAAGCCACCAGGTTATTTAAATGGAACAGCAACGGCCGAACAACAGAAAAAAATAGCGGATCAATGGAGCGCCGCTATAAGTGGTGACGATGTACGTGGTACGCCTTTTTTAGTTGGTGATGTAAAATATAATCCATTGCAGTTATCCGGCGATCAAGTGCAATTTATTGAAAGCACTATACGAACAAATATTGAAATATACGGTATGTTTCGCGTTCAGCCTACAATGGTATCTAATTTTGATGAAGGTGTAAAAGCAAACGCAGAACAACAAGCGATAAACCATGTAAAATTTACTTTGATGCCTCATTATAAAATGTTAGAGGACGAAAACAACTGTAAATTATTTGGGTACAAAAACGAGGATAAACAATATCCATTATATACGTATCATAACACGGATTACTTTTTACGCGGAGATATGCAAACGCGTTATAAAGTATATCACGATATGATACTAGACGGCGTATTTAATGCCGATGAAATACGAGCATTTGAAAACAAACCAAAACAGCCAGACGGATTAGGTGAAAAATACTATATGCAGGGCGCAATGGTTGAAAAAGGAAAAGAGGTAGAAAATGGAATCGAATAAAGAAACAAGAACATATGACGCAAACATCGAAGTTAGAATGGACGGAGATAAAAACACGGTACGGGGTTATGCGGCTGTATTCAATAGCGAATCTAACGATTTAGGCGGATTTATTGAAACTATAGCGCCTGGTGCGTTTTCTTCTGTTTTACAGGATGATGTCAGGGCGCTTATAGATCATAAAAGCGAATTAATACTAGGTCGTACTGTATCTGGTACACTACGAATAGGTCAAGACGAAAAAGGGCTTTATTATGAGTATGACAGTCCAAATACAACTTATGCTAATGACTTGTTAGAATCAATGAAACGCGGCGACGTAACTCAATCTAGTTTTGGATTTAGAGTAGCGCGTGATGGTTCGCAATGGGAGGAAAAAGAAGGGCAAACGTACAGAACGATTACAAAAGTAAGTAGGCTATACGATGTTAGTCCTGTCACGTATCCTGCATACAACGATACGTCGGTAGCGATGCGGTCATTGGGAAAATTAAAAGAAGATAATACGGCAATCCTTGAAGCCGATAAAGTAGATAGGGATAAGATAATTAGACAATTAGATTTAAGTAAATAAAAATGAGTAGAGTAAAACAACTACAAGAGCAAATCGCAGAAAAGCGTAATGCACTACTTGCAATAGATGAGAAATGTGAAAACGAATCTAGGGCAAGAACTGAAGCTGAAAAGCAAGAGTTTAACGAGTTAAGAAATGAAATAGAAAATCTTAACACAGAATTAGTAGACGCTAAAGATGCGGAAGAAATGAGAAAAGCGCAAGCGATAGCAGACAAAGAGGCTAGAAAAGCGGCTAACGCTGTTTCTTCCACTTGGGTATCCAATGAAGGAGAAAAAGAGGAATTAAGGAAAATTGACGAGTCTGCAAGTGCAAAAGACATCATTACATCATTGATGGAAGGCAGAAGCCTAACAGGAGCAGTAGCAGAATTGGACGCAGAAGGTAGAAACGAGATTAGAAGTTTTTCTGGAATGGTTGAAAAAGATAGCGTAAATATTCCACTATCTGCAATCGAGGCCGTAGCGGAAAAACGTGCTACAGTTGACCAAACAAACTCAGCTATTAAACCGACAGTAGTCGGGGCTTATGTCGATCAGTTGAGAGAGTCAGCAGTATATGACAAGGTAGGAGTAGAACAACTTATGGGCTTGACAGCAGATTATAAAATTCCTGCGGTTGGCGATCAAGCGGTAGCATGGGCATCTAGCGAAAACTCTGCGGCGGCTGATATTGGCGCTCAATTTACTAGCGATACTTTAACCCCGTACAGATGTACCGGTTACGTTCCTTTGTCAAATAGAATTTTGCTACAAAACGGCGAAGCGGCCTATAATTCTATTTTTAGAGATTTAGGTAGATCAACCGCAAACCTAATTGATGCGGCTATGTGGTCGACTGCCGACGTATCTAATGCGCCTGGTGCTATTGCCGGTAAATCTGGCGTCGGAACATTTACAGAAGCTACTTATTCTGCTGATGCGTCTATTTTCTCTGACTTCGTCGAAGCAGAGCAAGTATTAGCAGACGCGGAGGGTTTAGAGGGTAATCTTTGCTACGTAGGCGCTACTAACCTAATGAATGATCTTAAAAAGTCAGCGCAAGTATCTAGCGTTATGCCTGCATTTGGTAACGGTGCAATACCAACCCGCGGAATTGCTAACATTAATGGTTATCCTACTGTATTTACAGTTGCGGCTACTAAGTCAGCAGGCGTATCTGGTGACTTCCTATTTGGTAATATGAGCCAAATTAAATTAGGTTGGTTTGGTGGTCTTTCTATCACAAGAGATACCATTAGTGGACTGAAAAACGACGAGGTACATATTGTACTACATCGTTACGTAGATTGGGGTGTAGTTAGAGGATCAGCTTTTGTAAAAGCAACTTCTCTAGTAGCTTAATTTTTAACTAATTAGGGTTCGGCCGTCGGTTGGCGGTCGGCCTTATTTTATTTATGGATAATTTAACAAACTTAGAATTACAAATACTTTGCGAACGTAACCAACTTGATAACAGAGGCGGTAAGTTAACGTTAATATCAAGATTAAGACGCGCAGGGATTACCGAATACGAGGTTAAGGCAGTTAAACCAGAGGAAACTAGAGAAATTAGATCGGATAAGCCAAAAAGAGGCAGACCAAAAAAGAAATAATAAATGCGAGTTTATATTAAAACGGATTATACCACGACGGATTTAGTACCGTTGGCCGACGCTAAACAGCAGTTACGCATTAGTTCAACGTATGACGATACTAATGTTACCCGCGCGTTAGAAACAGCGAGAAAAGAAGTTGAGGCCGATATAAACAAAGCAATATTAAATACGGTGTTTACTATGAAGCTAGATTATTTTCCTAGCGAAATTTATTTACCAATGGGTCGTATTCAATCAGTTGCGGCCGTTAAATATACCAATAGTGACGGCGTAGAACAGACATTAACATCGGACGTAGACTATAAGGTAGTTATCGGCGAAACAGATGCGCGTATAGTTGAGGTAAACGGATGGCCTACAGATGTGAATGAAGATTTAAATAGCGTTATAGAAATAGAATACACGGCAGGATATGGCATTAGTAGCAACGCTGAAACAAAGACATTAGAATACGCTATACTGCTAAAATTATCTCAGTTATACTATAATTTAGATATGTCGGTAGCCTACGAAAATATTATTAATAAAAACAGATTAAATACGTTAGCCTGGTATGCCAACCTTAACAGACAGTCCGTACAATTACGATAGATCGCTACAAGTGCAGGAAGTTACGCGAGTTGTATCTGGTGATGTTAGTGAGTCATGGAGCAATTTGGAATTAGACGTAAGAGCGCAGTTAATATTTGCCGGTGCTAAGGATGATGAGGAAGCAGGGCAACCGTTAAACATTGAGCGTAGACGGTATAAAATAATGGCATCTGGTCGAGGTTTTAATGCAGATACCATGCGTTTCAGAGAAACCGATGAAACCGATGATAATTGGTTTTATATGACAAGGGTAACCCCTTGGAAAGGTTCTAAATGGGTTACAGTTATTGAGGGCGTTAATAGGTCAGATGATTAAATGAGCGCACAACAAACGATATTAAATAGATTGGTAGCGCAAGGCATAACCGAAGATATATATTACGAGCAATCCGAAGGCGGCGCTAGTCGTCCTTACATAGTAATTATGCAGGATACGACCGAGCCACATAATACACATAATGGCGCGTCTACATTTGATCGGGTACAATGTCGCGTATTATCGTTTGGCGATCGTTACATTACAAGCGGATCCGTTAAAGGCGCTAAAAACCTAGCCGATGAAGTACGTGCGGCGTTAGATTATTATAGGGCTGATGGTACAGCCTATGCCTATTTTCAAGATGAGCAAACAGATAGTATTGAGAATAGCGGAAACAAAAGAGCATTTATGGTCGAACAGACTTATGATGTTTGGTTAAATAGATAAAGCAAATGCAAAAAGTAGAATTTATAAAAGAATACAAAGACGAACGCGGTCGAATTTTTCCAAAAGGAAAACGAACTATATTAAGTGATGACCTAGCGAAAACGGTGATAAAGTCAAAACACGCAAAAGCGGCAAAAGACTTTGAGCCAACAAAAGAACTGATTGAAAAATTAGAAAAATCGGGAGTAGAAATTAAATAACTAAAAATAAAACAAAAAAATGGCAATAAAATCGGGCACTACGCTACTACTATTAACTAACTCTGCACAAGTTGAGGACTTGGTCGATGTTAGCATTAGTTTCAGCAAACAAACCATAGACGTTACTAACAAAAACAGTAGTTATTGGCGTGAGGTACTACCTGGTACAAGATCAGCAACAATAACGGCAAATGCTTTTGTAGATTATGCGGCTACAGAGGGATTTGATGAGTTAATTAGTGATTTTGCAACCAATACAGACGTAACATGGGAAATCAGTACAAATGTTACAGGAGATAGTAATTTAACGGGTTCTGGAATCGTTGCAAGTATTGACAAAACAGGCGCGTTAGATGACGCTATGAGATATACATTTACAATTGAGGTAAACGGTGCAGTAACAACCGGAACGGAATCCTAATATTATGAAAAAAAGCGACCTAAAATATAATATTGCGGCTTTACGTGAATTTAAACAGTTGACAGGAATCAGCCCGTTTAAATTAACCAACGAAGAAATATTAGACCCGGATTATTTCGGGGCTTTATCCTACGTTGGTTTAAAGTATGGTAAATATAGCGATACAAGTGACGTACCGTCGCGTGAGGATATAGAACAAGGTTTGAGCCTAAAAGACGCCGCCGTAGTGTGGGAGGCATTTGCTGAATGGTGTAATTTAGGAACTGATAAAGAAGATGACCCAAAAAATTAAACAGCCCCGATACGCTCGATCCATTGGATGAAATGTGTAGGGTCGCATTGGGTTGTATTGGGGCTTGTTTAAGTGATTTTTTAACTTGGACTGTAAAAGATTATCAATTAGCGGTACAAGGGTATGAAATTAAACAGCGGCAAGAATGGGAACGCGCCAGAATGGTTAGTTATTATTCTGTAATAGCTATGCAAGGCAGTAAAGAGATAAAGTATAGCGATATAAAAACGCCAATAGACGAAAAAGATAGCGCAAAAGGTAAGAAACGGGTAAAATGGCAAAAAAGGGCGTAAGATTTGACGGTATTGATGAGTTTATTAAAATACTTGATGATATTCCTATTCAGATAAGAGGAAAAGGCGAACAGTCTGCATTATGGAAGGCGTCGCAACCCATTGAAAAAAAAGCTAGAAATTACGTAAAATCATACGCAAAAGGTACAGATAAAGACGGGTTTAGTAAAATGCTGTTAATGGCGCAAAACATACGACGTAGTCGTTATAAGGGCGGCGTTAATATCCAGATGAAAAATATAGTAGATATACCCGTAAAAGGCCTAAAGGATCGAACGCATTTTACTGCATATGGTTGGGCTAAATTAGTTGCACAAGGTCGGCAATGGACGGCTAAAAGTTCAACTAGTAGAATGAAATATAACACAGGCACGACACAAGGTAAAGGCGATTTTATAGAAATGGCTTTTAATACTGAGGTGACGAAATCAATGAGTATTTACAAGCGATTAAGGATCCCTATGATTCAAAAGGCGTTTGATAGGTCAATAAAAAGATATGGCATTAGAAGCTAAATTAGTTGCTAGGTTAGTAGCGGATAACAAAGATTTAACGCGCAAGCTGAACCAATCGAAGGCGCAAATGAAGCGCTTTCAATCTAGCACGTCTAAGATTAGTAAATCTATACAGTCTAGTTTTGCTCAAATGTTTGCCGGTGCGGCGGTTATTCAAGGCGCTAGAGTTGCGGTTAGCACATTAGCCAATTTTGAATTTCAAATGGATAAAGTCGCGGCGGTATCTGGTGCGACTGCAGATGAAATAGCCGCGCTAACTAAAAACGCAAAAGATTTAGGCGCACGATCTAAATTTACAGCAACCGAAATAGGAAAACTGCAAGAGGAATTTAGCCGTTTAGGTTTTGCCGCTAATGACATAATACAGTTAACAGATGCAACTAGACAACTAGCAACCGTAGCGGATGCGGAACTAGGCGAAAGCGCTAGAGTAGTCGGTAATGTAATAAATGCTTTTGGCCTAGAAACGTTAGAAGCAGGACGCATTGCTAACACGATGGCCGAATCATTTTCTAAGTCTGCATTAGATTTAGAAAAGTTTGGTACTGCAATGGGTAACGTTGGCGCAAATGCGAAGGCGTTCGGTTTAACAGTTGAACAAACTACAGCGTATTTAGGTGCGCTAGTCGATGCAGGAATAGACGCAAGTAAGGCGGGTACTGATTTACGAACGATACTAATAGAATCTAATAAGTCTGGACTAACATTAAATGAGGCTTTTGCTAAAGTTCGCAATAGTACAGATAAGTTAGGTACGGCTACTGAGTTGTTCGGCAAACGTGCAGGCGCGGCGGGTATTATCCTAGCTGATAATACAGAAAAGGTTAATAAGCTAATAGTGGCTTTTAGTGATAATACAGAGGAAATGTCTGACATGACTAAAGTTATGGAGGATAATTTGTTAACTGATTTGGCAAAATTAAAAAGCGCGTTAGATGGTATTGTACTTAATGAGGGATCAAAATTTAACGCCTTTTTTAGAGGTGCTACGCAATTATTAACAGACTTTGCAACAGTTGCAAGTATGGATCGGTGGACGCCGCAAGCATGGAACGAACTGCAAAAAGAAATAGACGAAACGACTACAAGCTATAAAAAATTAGCTGATGCTATTACCTCTGGTATGCAACCAACTGTAGCGCCTGCACCAGGTAATGGTATTGTTATACCGACAGATAGACCCGCAACGCAAGCAACAGATCCTAATTTTTTATTAGGATCCGACGCATTGCGTAACATTGAAGTAGACACTAGCCCAATAGAAGGCGCAAGTCGCGATTATAATCGAGCGTTTAGTGTATTATCAAATGGGTTTGAAATTGACGCCGAAAAATTAGACGCGGCAACAAGTAAGATAGAAGAATCACTACTGTATATGGGTGGATTAGGCCCGACATTAACAGAGCAAGCCATGCAAATTTATCCGGTTGCTAAAAAGTTTGGCGACGACTTATCATCTGTTAGTACAACTATGGCGTCTAGTTTTGCAAGTATGGCAGATGCTATTTTTAACGGTACAGAGTCAGTAGGTGATGCAATAACTCGAGGTTTTGCATCTATGATGCGATCAATAGGTTTTAAATTTATTGAGGCAGGAGCGTTATTTTTTGCTAATTCATTATTAGCACAAGCGGCTACGGGTGGTGTACCTAATCCATTATCAATTAGCAATAAAAAACAAGCAATATCAGCAATAGGTATAGGTACTTTTTTAGGTGCGACAGGGGGGTTATTAAATAAAAGTTTAGGCGTTAATTCAAGTGGCGGCGGTGGATCTACATTTGGAGGCGATAGTAGCGGTCGAATTGGTAGAGGCGGTCAATCGGTTACTTTAGATGGGCAATTTAGAATACAAGGTAGTGATTTAGTATATGTGCTAGATCGTGAACGAACGATAACAGGCAGAACGGGGTAATATGTCGTTAAATCTATTAGGACGGTTTAATATAAATAATGGGTCGTATTTTTCTGGATACAATACAGGCGACGTTATCGAAATATATTATAACGATGCAACAGGAGTTATTCAAAAATATAAAAACGGAGGCGGGTTATCTGGTGGGCCGGCTATTACTAGTTGGCACGTAAATAATGGTTACGCATCTGTTACAATTACTAATTATGAGTTTTGCGAATCTACCACGCTCAACACATTCACTAATATTTACGACCCTAGTCAATCTTGGTATTCGTCTTTTCCTTATTTTGTACAACGTACTATATTAAATAGCCCAACTTGTAGCGCCGTAGTTTGTGACATCGAGCAACAAGGAACTACAACCGTAGTACAAGCAACAAGCGGAACGGCCGACGGATCTATAACTATTACTGTATCTAGTTCATCTACGGTAAAATTTGCTTTAGTGGATGCGTCTAATTTACCTAGTTATGATAGTATGCAATCTGCAACTACTACTAATGGGTCAAATTATACCAAGTCTTTTACATCATTATTAAAAGGTACTTACAATGTTTACGCGCTAGATTCTAATGGATGCAGTATTTTAACGATTGCAATTGTTACAGAAGATATAACGGCGTCTTATGCAGATAAGTATTATTTTGATTACAAGGATTGGCAGGATGTTACGCATCGTTGTACCATTAAAGAATCTAATTATAGCGGCTCAGTAACGGAGTTAGATTATAGCGGTGCAACGCCTGTTAAATTAATGTGGGGATCCACTAGTAGCCAGGACAGATTATCTACGGTACTAGGTGGATCTATGATGGTTGAATTAGTATCTGAAACCGACCAACAATGGGCAAACGAATTTAAGGTAATAAACGAAAAGCAGTATTTAGTAGAAATAACGCAAGGCGCAAACGTAATACAGCGCGGCTACATTGTGCCAGAAATTTACGAAGAACCGTATATAGAAGAACCGTATATAGTTACGGGGTTACGCATTGTGGATGGTTTGGCAGATTTGCAGAATATAACATACACAGTAACGCCGTATACTGAGTCGGAAGGATGGACAGAAGGACAGCGTATAACGGGTAATGAATCAATAATAGATATACTTACCTTTTGCTTGTCCAAAACAGGCATAAAGCAAAATATTAGAAGTTGTATTAATTTTTATGCTGATGAACAAAATAACGGAGCAACTGACGACCCATTAAAACAAACATACCTTAATAATGATTGCTTTGTAGTTGATAACGAGCCTACAAGTTGTTACGATGTAATACAATCTATATTAAGCAGTTTACCTCAGCCTTGTCGAATTTTTAGCGCAGAAGGTTATTGGTATGTTTGGCCAATTCAGCAAACAGCAGATACAGTAGATTATAGAGAATTTACAACGGCAGGCGCATATTTAAGTAATGGCACAGTTACAAGTCGGATAGATGTAGATAGTATTATTAATGGCGCTAATGTTAGGTTTAGTGGTATTTACGATACAATTAATGCGGTCGAAAATAGAATAATTAATAATCAGTTAGTTAGCGATTTTACAGCAGAAAATGTAGAGCCTGGAGGATTACCGAAAAATTGGACGCCTGTATTAAATGGAGATACGGGTAGTTTTTCAATGGACGGCAACAATGAGTATTTAGAGGCTGAGTTTAACGTAAAACAAAGTGGAAACGCATATATAACGACTGACATAAAAAAAACAAACTATACAACAAACGATAAAATAACATTCAATGTAGGTTATCGAATTGATAAAAAGTTTGAGTATCAGCCGCCATATATCAAACTACGATTTATGATAAAAGCCGGTAGTAAATACTTAGGCTTAGATGGTAATTGGTACAGTTACGAAATAATAAACGAGTCGTTAGTAAAAGAATATAATACTGATGCAACGTTAGAAATAGAGGCTACATTTGACGAAATAGGTACAGAGGCAACGGTAGAAATTAGATTATATTCAGTTGTTCCATTTAAAGAGGATTTTGTAGGCGGTTCTACTTTTACAAGTTTACGCACGTTAATTGAGGCTAAAGATATAGATAATTGGACGGGTAATAATGATGCGTTGCCTTTAGGTTATTCTATTATGGGATCGACCGACGTATCGCATTTATACGGTTCTGGTTCAAAAAGTTATTTTTATTTTACACTACAGCAGGCAGGAACAGGCGACAATACAAGAGATTGCAACGTAACAGCAAGCGTAAGAAATAGTAGTTTATATGAATGGACGTATGACACGGGCGTAGGCGTTGTTCCACCAACCAACGAAACAAGTAGATCGTATCTAACTTACATAAATGGACTATATGTAAAGTACAAGTCCATACAAGTTAATATTAGTTCAATTACAAACCAGGACGACAGCGTAAAAATTAATGCGTTATCTATAAACGAAAACAATAACCAAAATTTAGATTATAATTTGTCTTTTTTTGATATAGACGAAACAGTATCTAACGCTGACAAACGAGTTTTGAACTATTGGAAACTATCAAACGGTGAACCAATTTTATTAGGTTGGAATAATATTGATTTGACTCAGAATAACGTTAAGAGTCAAGATTTTATAAAAACGTTATTAGGTGAACTGTATAAGTTGCCTACCAAAATATTAACTTTGAGTGGTAGACAAAATAACCACGTATATCCGTATCATTTAATGCGGATTACATACGATAATAATTTATTGTTAAAGTGGGATCGCTTGGAGTGGAACATGAAACAAATGATTTTTAACGGTGAACTATCTGAGGTAGGAAGCGATACGCCTGTAGTATTAAAAGCCTATAAAGATAATTCATATACAAGCGGATACAGCTAATGGCAAATTTTAATAGATCAGATTTAAAAACGCAAACGGGTAATTTAATACCCGATAATACAAATGAATCAATAACGCCTGCGCTAGATCGGCAAGACAGAGAAAATCATGCGGATAGTTTAGTTAGTAGGCTAGATGATCCGTATTTTAAAATATTAGGTACAACAGGAGGCAGTAGTACAGCCTTAACGTTAAGTAGTTTAAAAGATTATCCTAGTGACGCATACAATGCCAGTATAGGATTTATTTTTAAAATGAATACTAACAGCGGCGCAAGTCCAACTATTAGTATTAATGGATTAACCGCGTTACCAATTTATACAGACTTACAAAGCCAAATAACCGACGCTGATGATTTAGTTGACGGCCGATATTATGCGGCGATATACAGCGCGTCGGCCGATGGTGGTAGTACGGCAGGGATAGTTATTATACTGCGGTTTGGTTCTACTGAGGTTGCGACAGGAGTACGTACTAATTCAGTAAGTTATATAATAGGTGATCCTGGTACTTACATTTTTGATGGTACAAGTGCGGCGTCATGGACATTACCCGCAACTAGTTCATCTATACAATGGTCTAAATTTTATATAGCCAACGTAGGAACGGCAGATATAACGCTAGACGGTAACGGTACGGATCCAATAGCCAATAGCGATACTTTTACTATTTATAGTGGTACGGGTTTAAAAACGTTAGTTTGGGATGGTGAAACATGGCACGTAAGTAATTAAAAAAGAAAATGAAAAAGGTAGTATTAATAATTTTAGTGTTAGCCGGAGCAGTTAAATCGGTGGCACAAAACAATGTATACGGTAAAAAGGTAGTTGGTTTGGATTCGCTTGTTGCTGATACTATTAGGGCAAGGACACAATCTGCACCATATATTGAGGGTTTTGGTACAGGTGTAGCAGGAAACAACACCGAAATTCAATTCAATGACAACGGTGCTTTTGGTGCAAGTTCTGATTTGACTTGGGATGGTACAGATTTGGGGGTGACAGGAAGTCTTACCGTTGACAATCTGACTTTGGATGGGAATATCATGTCAAGTTCTACAGGAACAATTGATTTAGTTCCAACAGGAACAGAAGATGTTAGAATCACCAATGGCGGTGATTTAATTCTATTAAATTCATCAAGTAGGATTGTGACGCCTCGCATTTATACGTCAAGCGGTGGTTCTTCAAGTGCTGTTAGTTATTACATAAACAATGACGAAAACACAGGTATATATTCGGGTCAAGCAGATCATTTGGATATTGCAGCAGGGGGAATTGACATAATTAATATTGACAATACGGGCATCGACGTGACAGGTAACGCCACGTTTTCGGGGGATATAATAGCTTCAAGCGGTGACATATATCTTGGTGCTAGTAGTCCACATTTAACATTAAGCGGAGGTAGTAACGGTTCTAGCGGAGGTCAAATTCAATTAAACGGTGAGGGTGCGAGTGCGGCTAATGATATTATTTTTCTATCTAGTGGAACGGAGGTTGGAAGATGGGATGAATTGGGTAATCATTGGGAGTTCTCTAATAAGAGTTTTATTGATATAGGTCAAGTAACCACTAGTGATAATCTAACAGTAGGTGGAAAGATAGGAGTAAATGGAGCGAGTACAACCTTTCCCCTTAATATTCTAAGCACTACACAGCAAGTAGCTTTAGACATTGACGGACAAAACACAACAGCTACTATATTAAGTATAGACAATGATAACGCTAACTCTCAGTCATTTATTCGTTTTCAAAATCAAGGATCATCAAGTACATCAATAGGTTTTAACGATAATCTTAATGTGGTTGGAATTAGTCACACAGCTAATTTAGATTCACCAGATTTTTATATTGATAATAGTGGAAACGCCACGTTTTCGGGGGATGTTTCAATCACAGGTTCACTTTCAAAGGGTTCAGGAACGTTCAAGATTACACATCCACTAGACACAAACAAATGGCTTTATCATTCATTTGTTGAAGCACCAAGAGCCGACAACATATATCGTGGACAGGTGGAACTTTACAGAGGAATTGCAAGGGTTGGAATCGACACAGCAAGCAATATGATGGAAGGCACTTTTGATTTATTGAATCAGAATGTGCAAGTGTTTGTCACGAACAATGACACTTGGGATCGCGTTAGAGGGTACTATTCAAACGGCATCATTTATATTGAATGTCAGAATGAACTAAGCAGGGCAGTTGTGGATTGGTTGGTCATCGGTGAACGAAAGGATCAAACTGTTATTGATTGGAATTTGACTGATGAAAATGGTCAATTAATACCTGAGTGGAATAAGCAAGATGAAAACTAGTAAATGGTCGAACAAATATTCAAGTCATTTGACTTTGCTAAAATATTTTGGATAAATGCACCATACAGCATTGCTAAAGTTTCTAAGTCTGGCAAGATATTAGATTGTAATGAAACGTTATCAAACCTATTAGGCTACTCAATGGATGAGTTATGTAGATATACTTTTGACCATATTAGCCAAGCAGATGATTTGATATTTGATCGTGAACTATTTAATCAATTAGTTAATAATAAAATAGGATATTACAAACTAAGAAAAAGATATGTAACTAAGTCTGGTATACTATTCCAAGCAGAATGTTTTGTTTACGGAATGTATAAAAATAATAAGTTTGAATATGCTATAGGTATAATAATGCCTGTATCTACTTATGGTAGTAATTTTTGGTTATATATCGCTAAAGATTGGCAAAGGGCAAAGAAAATAATATGGGGTGTAGTAGGTGGTATTATTATATTCTTAGCTAAGAAATTATTAGGCATAGATTTAAGTAATTATTAATGCAGAACGTAAAAAACGTATTAAGTAGTATAATAGTATTAATTGGTTCAGCATTTAGTTACGTGGAAGCCTATACAGTTTATGCAAGAGCAATAGCCGCGACGTTGGCTATACTTGTTTCAATTATGACATTAATTAGAATTTATAGAAATGACAAATAATATAAAAGAATGGAAAACGACAATATTAGGCGGCGTTTTCCTATTAATAGGTACAGTAATAACATTAATCGAATACTTTACGGTTAATGCTTTTTCATGGAATCACTACGCCTTACCGCTAGGATTTGTTGTCGTAGGTGGGGGGTTGTTTCTTGCTCCCGACAGATTTATCAATTTTCTGTTTAGATTAGGTAAGAAGAAAACAGGCGTATAATGGCTATTAAAATATATGCAACAACAAGCCTAATCATACTTGACAGAGGTACGAGTATGGAGAAAATTCCAAAAGGCCAAATATTTTATCGCCAGACAGGCGATAAGGTTAGTATTAGAAACATAAACAACATTGATATTAATTATACGGATGAGGTTTACAGCGAATATCAAAACGAGGCAGGAGTTGCTTATGGGTCGCTTGATGATCTTATAACCGATCTCGACGATATTATTCGTCGAGGGGGGGCGGGGGGCGACGTTAATTATCAAGGAAGTTTTACAAACTATACAGCATTAACCACCGCATATCCTGCGGGTAATGCGGGTTTTTTTGCATTTGTTGAGAATGCGGAAGGTACACAATGGCTACCAGGTACATTAGGCGGTAGCTATTACGGAGCGGGTTGGTATTACGATACCGGTTTAATCTGGACAAACAAAAACGATGCGGTATTTAAGGAACTAGAGCCGATACAAAAACAAGGCTTTATAGATTATAACGACACTACAGGCGACGTATCATTAACAGCCGACACATGGACAACCATCCCTAATAATGGACTTGGGTCTTTTACTAACAAAACCTATAAGCCAGATGGTGTAACTGAATTAATGAATACATCAACGGGCGCAATAGATACATCTGAGTTAACATTAGGTGATACTATTATAATTAGAAATGATTTTAGCATTAATCCACATAATAACAACACATTATTAGAATTTCGGTATCAGCTTGGAACGGGTGGTAGTATTTACACGCTAGAAACAATATTAGGTAGATTAGATGCGGGTTCGGGTATAGATTATCGTTTTAGCCTTAAACCAGATTTAATTTATATGGGCGACACAAACACAAAAGACAATCCAATAGTATTACAAGTTAAATTATCTGGAGCAGGAACGTTAAATAATGCAGGGTCGGTTATTCAGCTAATAAAAGGGAAATTATGATAAAGATTTATAAAGACCAATCAGCAAACGCAATCTTTATTGAAGATGGTAACGGAGTGCAATTTATGAACTCATTACAAGCTACTGCAAGTGGGGATTATTGCGGTATAACCGATTTAGCAAAAGACATTGAAATAGTATCTAATACCATTTATTCAGATTTTGCCGATAATAATGGGGCATCATATGGTAGTAATGCTACAGATGTTTGTAATGCTTTAAATGCTTTGTTTGCATCAAGTGGTACAGCTACGGGTAATGCTCCTGTTATTACCTCATCTTTGGCCGTTTCTATCGTACAAGGGGAAACCTTAAACTATGAACTAACTGCTAATTATGGTGTAGCTTATGAGTGGGATTTTTCTAATGTTTCGGGTATCGCTTTAGTTGAAGGGAATAACAGAAAAATAGTTGGGGGCAGTAGCTTAACATCTGGTACTTATAATATACCTGTCAAAGCAATCAACTACAATGGCGAAGATTCAGAAACCATTGTATTAACTGTATCTCAACCATCATTTGCTAACACAAAGAGTATACAATTTAATAGCCAAGATTACCTAGAAGGAGGCGTGTCAGCAGTTAGTGGAACTCTAGGCAGATCAGCTAACGGAGTAGGGAGCGGTGACGCTTGGTCAATTTCAATGTGGTTTAAGCCGTCAACAAGTACGGACGGAACACAGACGTTAATCTATTACGGTGATACTGACGGAGATTTGAACGGGTATTTAAGATTGACGTTTCGAGGCAGTCCAAACTCACTTAGATTTCAATATGGAAACGCAACTGATTATCTAAGATTCATTTCAGCCACTAACACATTTACTGATAACACATGGCATCATATATTAATAACCTACGACGGAGGCACGACAGGAAATGTAGCGGCTGATATTTCCAATTATGAATCACGATTTAATTTTTTTGTTGACGGAACAAATGTTACATCGGGAGGTAGTTGGAGTGACGGTAATAACGGTTGGACAGGAGCAATTAATGCAGGGTATTTTAGGATTGGTCAATCAGACTCCGGAGGTTATATGAGAGATTCCGCTAAAGTAGATGAAGTTGCCCTATGGGATTCAGACCAATCTGCTAATATATCTGACATTTATTATAGCGGAAGTCCACGTGATTTATCTGACTTAACACAAGCGCCTAAGCATTGGTGGCGAATGGGTGACGGGGATACGTACCCAAATCTTACGGATAGTGGTACAGAGGCAAATGCGACGTTTGTTATGACCAATATGACGAGTGCTGATATTGTAAGTGATGTGCCGTGATGAAAAATAGAAAAAAAACAAATAAGATTATAATACATTATACTGAAACGGCGGAGCATCAAGAATACGACGTTAATGATGTACGTGAATGGCATTTAAATAGAGGATTTAGCGATATAGGCTATCATTTTTTAGTTAAGCTTGATGGCACGGTGCAAATAGGTAGGCAAGTAGATTTAGTCGGCGCTCATTGTCACGGTCAAAACTACGATAGCGTTGGTATATGTTATGTCGGCGGTAAATGTAACGACGGGTCATTAGGCGACACAAGAACGCCAGAACAAATGAAATCAATAAATATAGTTATTGCATTTGTACGGTCGATGTACGGTTATATACCAACTTATGGACATCGTGATTTTTCAAATAAGGATTGTCCTGGTTTTTCTGCAATTGACGAGTATAATGGTTAGAAAAGACATTATTAGGCAATACGTCGATAAATATAAGTTGCCTAACTTGACTTTAGCTAAACTTATAGTAAAACAAAATCCAGAATTATTTATTAACTGTAAAAACCCGATTGATTCGTGCAGGACTTCTATTAGACGCATATTAGGTCAGACTGGAGCAGTTGAAAGAATTAAATACAATTGTGATAGTCATAGATTTACCGAAAAGTCAGAAAACGCAATAAACGCAAACGTGCCAACGCCGTTTAGTTATTACGAAAACATCAAGCGAACA